GAACTGTTCTCACTGACCGGCGCGGCCAGTTACAGCATCGGTGTGGGTGGAAGCTTTTCGACCGAGCGGCCCGTGAGGATCACCGGCGCGGCCATCCAGGCCGGCAGCGTCATCACGCGAGACCTCACCCTGGTGACCGCCGAACAATGGGCAGCCTATCCAAAGAAGGGTGTGGCCGGCGCATTCGCGCAGGTGCTCTATCACGATGGAGGTTTCCCGACCGCGACAGTCTGGATTGCGCCAAAGCCCGCCAGTGGAACGCTCGAACTCTATACCTACGAGAAGCTCTCAGCGATCGCAACCCTCGCCACCACCATCAACTTGCCGGAGGGTTACGAGCGCGCCTTGAGCGCAGCGCTCGGCGTCGAACTCGCGCCCGAATATGGTCGCCCTCTCGATGGCGCGCTTCAGCAGAAAGCCGAAGACGCCAAGACCAGCATCTTCGGACTGAATGCAGCAGTTCTTGGGCGTCCGGAAGCCGCCGCGCAAACGCCACCTCCCGCGCCGCCGTCTCCACCACAGCAGCCACAGGAGTAAGTCATGATCGTTTCCGAGCTTCTCTACCGCGCCTTGCGGCTGGCGGGTGCCGTGCAGCTTGCGGGTCGCAGTGCAAGCGCGACCGAGATGACCGACGCTTTCAATACGCTCAACGCCTTGATCGACGGCTGGAACGCCGAGGGCCTTTTGGTGCACGCCGTCGAGCGCTCATTCTTCCCGCTACAGGCCAACGTCGGCCAGTACACCATCGGCGCCGGCGGCGACTTCAACACGCCACGACCACCGAAGATCGAAGCGGCGCATGGCATGGTCGGGACCCCGCTGATGGAGCCGCCGATCAAGATTTGCACGGCGGCCGAGTGGGCCAATATCACCCTGAAGGGAGAGACGTCGAACCTTGGTCCGCGTAATCTCTTCTACGAGGCGACGCATCCGCTGGGCAAGATCTACTTGCACCCGGCGCCATCGACGGTGATGTCGGTCGCGCTCTATTTGTGGAAGCAGCTTGCGCAGTTTGCCAGCCAAAGCACGACGATCAGTTTGCCGGCGGCCTATCAGCGAGCGATCGAGTACAACCTTGCCGTGGAGCTGAGCCTCACGCCGCGGTTCCGGCGCTTTGCGATGGATCCGGGGGTGGCTGAGAAGGCCGTTGAGTTCAAGCAGGCCATCCGCGAGTTGAACGCGGGACTGAACTTCGGCTTCACGCCGGCCGCCAAGGAGCAGCAATGACGGCGCAAGAACTTATCTACGACGCACTGCGCCTGGTCGGAGTGCTGCACGTTGGCGAGGGGCCGAGCACCGAGGAACACGCGGAGTGCCTCCGCGCCCTGAATACGATGATCGACAACTGGAACACGGAGCGGGCCGTAATCTACTCGATCGTCCGTGAGGTGTTCAACCTGAGTCCGCCGAAAGCGAGCTATACGATTGGCCCGGGGGGCGATTTCAACACCGTGCGGCCAGTACGGATCGAGAACGCTGGAGTTATCGTCAACGGTAGCATCGAGCATCCTCTCGGCTTGCCCGACTTCGAAGGCTTCGCCTTGCTTCGTGTAAAGGCAACGGCTTCGACGATCCCAACGGACATGTACGACGACCGTGCCCATCCGCTGGCATCGCTGCACTTTTGGCCGGTGCCAACGGATGCAAGCGCACAAGTGGCGCTTTACACGTGGCGGCAGTTGAGCAGCATCGCCGCGATCGGCGACACCATTTCCTTTCCGCCAGGCTACGCCGAAGCCATCCAATACAACTTGGCGCTGCGCCTCGCGCCACGGTACCGCGAAGCGATGATCTCGCCGCTGGTCGTCGACCAGGCTCGCGAATCGAAGGCCGCGATCAAGCGGCCGAATCTGGCTGCCCCGTTAATGGCTTGCGAAAACGTCATGGGCACGCGTGGCGGCTGGAACCATCTAACGGGAAACTGGGTGCCATGACGCAGGCCGAGATCCGCAAGCTCGACGAGGAGCTCGCGTCACTGCTCAAAGAGATCCGCAACCGGTGCGGCCGAGACCATAGTGCGATTGACTCGGCGTCGGATGACTTGCTGGCAGGCTTCATTCAATCGCTCGGATTTGAGCAGGCGATCGACGTATACAACTCGCTTCGGAAGCATAGATGAGATTCGAGGGATTTGTTGGTCCGAGCTACGAGCACCGCTCGCGCGACTTTGACGCACAACGCACAGTCAACCTGTATCCGGAGAAAGGCGAGAGTGGCAGTGCGAAGAGCGTCTCGGCGCTGCTGGGAACTCCAGGCCTATCGACTTTCGCCACACTTCCGCAAGCACCCGTTCGGGGGGTCTGGGCGGGCGGCGAGCGGCTGTTTGCGGCTGCGGGAACAAAGATCTACGAGGTGATGTCGAACGGCACTTCCATCGAGAAAGGCACCATCGCGACCGACGCCGACCACTCCCCGGTGCAGATCTTCCCGAACGGCAACCAGTTGTTCGTGGTTTCCGCGGGCCTTGTGTACCTCCACAATGGCGTCTCTCTCTCGCAACCACAGTGGGCGAACGGCGAGGGAACCGTGAACACGGCAGGCACCGCCGTGACGTGGGTCAGCGGCACTCAGTTTGATGCGTCGATGGTAGGCAATCCGTTCGTCATCAACTCGGTGACTTACACGGTGGCGACGGTCAACAGCGCAACCTCGATCACACTGACGGCAAGCGCCGGCACGCAGACGGGCGTCGCCTACAACGCCACGACGCCGGTCACGGCGCGCACGGGCGCCTTTCTCGGCTCCTACTTTATCGCCGCCCCGTACGGCAAGAAGTTCTACATCTCCGCGCTGAACGACGGGCAGGCATGGGATGCCCTCGACTTTGCATCGAAAGAGGGGTATCCCGACAACATCGCCTCTGTGCTTGCCGACCACGAAGAACTCTGGCTTTTCGGCGATGAGACCACCGAAGTATGGCGCGTTACCGGAAACGCCGACTTCCCTTTCGAACGAGATCCGAGCGCCACGGTGCATCAGGGCATCGTTGCGCCGTGGTCGGCGGTCAACCTGGTCACCGGGCCGGCCTGGCTCGGTGGCGATACGCGCGGCCGCGTGATCGCGTATGCCGCGCAGGGGTTTCAACCGGTGCGTATCTCGACGCATGCGGTCGAGTCGGCGTGGGCTTCCTTCACGAAGGTGTCGGATGCAATTGGGTACGTCTACACCGAGGAAGGGCATACGTTCTGGGTGATTACCTTTCCCACGGCGAATGCCACCTGGGCTTTCGACTACACCACGAAGCTCTGGCACGAACGGGCGTGGTGGAACGGTTCCGGTTTTGCTCGTCACCGCGGCCGCTGCCACGCCTTCGTTTTTGGCAAGCACCTGGTGGGGGACCACACCTCCGGCAAGATCTACCAGATGTCGCTTGCCACATTCGATGACGACGGCACTCCCATCCAGCGCCTGCGCGCGGCGCCGCACATCAGCGACGAGCAGCAGAACATCTTCTACTCGAAGTTCCAGCTTGACCTCGAGACCGGGCTAGCGACCAATCCCGCCTATACGCTCGAATGGTCGAACGACGGGGGACATACCTGGACCACGCCGCGAACACGGACCGCGGGCGCGATCGGCAACCACAAGGCGCGCGTCATCTGGCGGAGGTTGGGAAGCGCGCGCACCCGCGTATTTCGCGTGCAATCGAATGCCGCAATCCGCCATGCGTGGATCGCGGCTCACATCGATCTTTCAAAAGGAAGTAGTTAGGTGGCGGAACAGGATACGCCGCGCGTCCCGATTCAGACGCCGATGTTCGACGGCGATCGCCTGTTGACACGCACCTGGGTGCTTTTCTTTGAGCAGCTCGCCAGGTGGCAGCAAGGGGGCGGAAGCGGCACTCAGCCGGAAGGCTGGATCAACGTGAAAGGTCGCGGCGCGAAGGGTGACGCAAAGCGACTGAGCGTTTCGATCACTGCCGGATCTACGACCATCACTGCGCCGGCTGGAGGACTCGCCGGACTCCGTGACAAGCGAATCGCCATCAGTTACGGCGTACTCGATAGCAACGGCGTCGCGACATCGGGAGGCCGGTTCAAGAGCACGATCGTCAGTATCCAAAGCGATACGCAGGCGACGATCCACGACACCGCGCCGGCTACATTCGCGGCCCCTTCGGGCTGGATGAACGCGGTTGCGGGCACCGACGATGCAGCGGTCATTCAGAGCTGCGTAAAGTCCGGCGCCGTGATTTACTTCCCCGAGGGCAACTATCTGT